TTTGTTTTTACTATTGAAAATCTACCGGATATTGTCGCCGCTTAACCTCGCTTTCGTATGCCGTCTTACAGTGATCGGCATTAAAAAAGAGGGCATTAATCACACGATACCAAATGCGCCAACGCTTGCGTGGATGTTTGGCCAACACTGCGCCACGATAGGTGCGACTAGATAGCGTTTCATCTGCTGCGCCACCAATGAGGGCATTAAACAGTTGGTCGATGGCTATCAAGACGTGATAGCCCCATGTTTTTACAGTTTTTGCCATTGATTGATCTCCTGCTCAATTTTATCCAATTCTTCTATGGTTTCGGCTTTATCAATGTGCTTTTCAAAGCCTTGTTTAATCGCAAAGAGTTTTCCCATAATGATGGCGAATAGATCTGCTTTTTCGATGACTTTTTTCTTTAATTCATCGATTGAGTTTAAATCATCGCGCCCTTCAAAAATTTCGGTTAAAAGCATTGTCGGCAATTCATTTCGCGCTTCACGTTCTTGTCGGTAAAAGCTGTCAATTTCTGCCTGTGAATAGCCGATAAGATATTGCGTTTTGAAATTATCGGTTTTATTTGCAATAACATTGAGTAATTGTGTTTTGCGTTCAGCCAAAAGTGCGGTCTGTTTTTCGGGTGAAATCACCCAATCATTGCCGTCCCATTCGTGTGCTGGACTAGGTTGTTTGTCCACTAACACTAATTTGTCTTGATGTAGTACCGGTGTTTTTTCCTCTAACTCTTCATCGGAATCAATGTCTAGCACAAAATACAATGATTCATCTTCGGGCGTAGGAAAAATCACATATTGACGAATATCAGTCTTTAAAAAATACACTTTCATTTTTTATCCTTAGCAAAACTAAATTAACCGAATACGACAACTTTTTGGATTCTTGGTTTGCGGCCATCATTAAGTGGGGTGATTGTTATATTTGTGCCGTTACGACTTAACAACGCCAGCGTATTAAAATTGTAGTCCCCGGCAGTACCACCAGTGTTAAAGTCACCGATTTTTGTGTCATGGCAATGCTCAATAGGAGAGCTAAACCAAATAGGTCGGTTTGCTTGCGCGCCATGTGGTGTATCCATCAGGACAAATAACACGCCTTTGCTAACTTGTGCGTCAAGTGTAATTGGGTTATCCGTTGACCCCTGCCAAATAAGGCGTTCTTTTGGTAGGTCTTCCAATGTTGCTAGCGTGCCATTTTTAGTTGGTGTGCTGAGTACATAAACATTGCTGCCATCGCTGTTATTGCGCCGGAGAAAATTAAATCCACCTCTTTCATTTGACTCAATCAGCATATGCTCGCCGTTGCGGTTGATTTTCAGACCACCCCAAATTGAGGCAGTTGTCTCAACGTAAGCATAATCCGTTTGATGTGACTTACTCAGTCTTTTACCTTGACACTCAAATTCATCTCCTCTTAATTTACCGTCACGATCAAACCACCAATGTTTTTCACTTCCGTTATCCTCAATTAGATGGATAACGCCGCTCCCAAATTGATCGATATGATCTGGTGTCATATAGCCAAAGCTAAATGCCGTGCCATATAAAGACCCATTGGAGTTAAAACCTTTAATGAATGGGAAATATATATTGCTGCCATTTGCATTGGGGTTATTAACAACATAAGGTGCAGTCTTATCTTGCCATTGAGACACAAATGCACCATGCCCTTTTGCATCAGCCTGATACCACTGTGCCGCAATCCCACTATCAGCTTTAAAGTTAGCCCCATCAAAACCAAATCTTTTTTTGGTTGCTCCATAGGCAATGTAGGCATCATTTGCATTGTCTGTTGTTTGCAATCCAACGGTATGCCCCATGTCAACGTCAATTAACTTTGTGTCATCACCAATTTGCACAAAGTTGTTATTGTTTGTTGGGTCATTGACGATAAGATTTGGCACGGTGAGATTGCCCGTCATCGTATCGCCTGTTTTATTCACAACTTGATCAATGTAGGCAATCGTGCCATCTCGTTTTGGCAAAAATGCCACTGCCACGTTTTCACCGTTTGGCTTACGATATACTGCGGTAAGCATAGTGCCGTTAGCGTGATTATTGCCTTCTAGGCGTAAGTAATACCCATCATTGTTATATAAACTAATACCACTGTAATCACCTTGCTTTATTGACAAGCCACCGGTCATTGTATCGCCTGATTTTGATACTCGTCCGTTGGCATTGTCATTAGCAGATTTAACCGCCGCACTGGTCGCCACGTCGTCCGCGCTGTTGCTGTCGATTGCGCTTGATTTTTTGCTGTTTGGAATGTAATTGGTTATATTGCGCGTGATGGCGTCAATAAACGCTTTCAGCGTTTTAATCGCTTTCGGCGTGGCGGCCAAGTCTTCGGCGTCTGAATCGTAGCCGGAATATAACTTAACAATACCAGTTTCCTGCAATGTCGCTTTTTGTGTTTTTGGCACGAAGAAGTTAACACCGCTAACAACCTCCCATTTGCCGGAAAAATCTTGCGAATTGAAGTCAGTTTTATTTTTATCAACTAGGCTGATAAATAACTTATCAAGTTTATTATTGATTAATAATGAGCCTTTTGAATACCCGCCAATTTTTTCAGCAAAAGCGGAATCGAATTTATAGATTCCTCCTTGGTTTTGATAAACCGTATGAGCCGACAATTCGTTTAATATGCCGTTCATATCTTTACCAGATGGAGCTTTACCGCCCAATGCTATAGGGGTCATTGTGATTTGCGGGAAACCTTCTTCATATGTTGCCGACTCATTAGGAATACCGGTTCTTCTTGAATCTGGAATATCATTTTTTAAACCAAGTGCCGCCCAAACTTTTGAAAGTAATTTCGGTTGTTGCATATTTACTCCAATAAAAAAGCCCGCATTTGCGGGCTGTTAGTTGAATTAATTTATCTGTCGCCAATATAGAAAGCGCCTTCACCAAATGGCGCCATATTTGCTTCTTTAAAACCAAATGTTTTTGAGATATCAGGCTCATAAAAATCCACTAATACGCCTGTTGGTTTAGGAAGTAAATTTGTACTAATAAGCACAGCTTTTTCTTCCTTGGTAAGGTTGAACTCGAAAACGTACCTCGCTGACATTGTTCCACTTTTTATAAAGTATGCGCGACCACGCTTTTCAAATAACACAAGTAAGAGGTTGTTAATATGATAAGCTGTGGTGTACATAATATTACTCATAGCTTTCATAAGTATCATTGTTCGGAGCATCTCATCATTCATGAAATGCTTCGAACCTTTGGTGTATTGTTTTAAGTCTCCACTCGCTAAAGTTGAACCAATAAATTGATTTTTATCATCAATAATAACTTCTCTTGATATGCCAACAACGCGTCCCCAAAAATCAAGACCTACCCCTTGAGCAGTTTCCAGATTCCAAAATAGGTCATAGAATAATTTAATATCCTTTGATGGGTCTAAACTCTCATTAAAATTGGAGATCAATCTACAAATTATTGGACTGTTGGCATACTGGCTAATTACCGTCTCTTTAATATTAATCACACAACCACCACCTTAATATTATTTTCCGAAATGGTTGGAATTTGATCTATGCCAACTTCAAGTTGATCAGAAAATTGGGTTCCTGATTTCCCGACTTTAACATCAAGTAAAAACTCTTTGCCCAATATACCAACGAGATCAGCAACATAACCGATAGCAAAGATTGTAGTGCCTATTTTTAATCGACTTTCTCGGAAGTTTTTCAAAATAGACGCACGAATATTTTCCTCAGCATTTAGATCCGCCCCTCGCTTAATTTTTATCTGAAAATAAACCGGCAAATCACTTGGTCGTTGGAATTTTATTTCGTAACTTGGTTTTGGTTCTAAATATCGTTCATCCTTAACGATGACTGTTTTGTTGCCGTTATAATCACACCCATTTCCTGCATATCGCCAAATTGTTTCTGCAATTGCATTATCATCGCCACCAACTACGGCAACATAGATACTGTGCCGGATAAGCTCTTTATTTGTGGCACCAACACGAACAACCTCATCTTTTGGATTATCAATTACATAGCAATCTGAAACCCCAGGTAATTTTGACACGTTAGCATAAACCGAAGCCGGCATGCCTTGTGAATTAATTGCTACGCTTTTATGGTATCTTTCAGCAAAATCTCGTCTATTTTCTACATCAACTCCTGGCGTCGCATCTTGTGGATTAGTTACACGATCTAGACCAATGATAGCCTGAGTTAATTGCGTGATCGTATTTGCTTTAGCGCCATAAATACCATTTGCGGTTAGCGTGCCGGGTACTTTTCCGTTCTCCAGAATGGAAATTTCTTGATCTAGCGACCATTCATTCCCTTGTTCATCTTTAACAACAAATCCTTTTGGAATTATTGTCCCGGGTAAACCGTTAAATTCACAGGTTACGGACGAATTAATTTTCCCCTTTCGCTTGATGAAATAAATTTTACCAATAGCATCTTGCATAATTCCGTCAGAATAATCAGGATCGAGGTTATTAACCAACCATGCAATTTGATTGTTTTTATCACTGATGATTGCCGCAATAGATGAGGCCAGCTGCCCTTGTGGTGTCTCTAAATTTCGGTTTAATCCACCACCAAAGGCATTGTTAATATCTGTTAATACGCCTTCTAATATTTCCTGTTCAGTTGGCAAAATAAGCCCTGTTGGCGTAAATTGAATATTTGGAACACTCGTCGTCATACTTGCACCTGTACTGTTTTATTATCTTTGTCTGTGAAAGTTATACTACCAACTAAATTACGATTCTCACCGCCATTTACGTTGGCTTTCGCTGTAATAACACCGGGAACTGTTAATGCTGCTTTTTCAAGTCGGAATTGGTATAACGCAAAAGATTGTTTCTTTCCTAACGTCTCATCGAAATAAGGAATGCCCTTCCCTGTGTCATAATAAAGCTCCCCTTTAAACAAACGAACCGCACTTGCCACATCTTGCGCTTTTGCGTATGGATCTTTTGCGAGTGCAATATTTCCGTCATTATCAAGCGCTAAATCCCATGTCTCAGGGTTTAAAAAAATAGTATTCATTCATTACCCCGTTTTTTGATCCGGTTGAGGTCCGTTATTATGTGTATGCGTATCATAAACTTGACGCATATTTGCCATGGATTTTCCGCCGCTGCCTGAATTATCCGTGATATCGCCTTTTGCCTTTATCGTTGAGGATGCCTCTACAGGCGCATCAAGAATGACCTTAGAGCCTTTTAACTTGATTTCACCTGGCGAAATCACATCTATTCCACCTTCTTTAAAATGCACATATTGCTCCGGTGTACCATTCAAGAAACCACCAAAGTACAACCCATCGGCATAATCAAACCGACGCAAACTTTGTGGGTTGGACGGTGCTTTATTGGCTTTCACGCTCGATATATCCCGGCTGCAAAAACCACACATACCAATATCGCCAACTTGTGGATCGATAATCACCGCATTACTTCCGCCTTGTAAACGGAAGTAGGGGATGTTATGAATAATGCCGTGCGGATAAGCGTTCCCTTGTCCGTCTAATTGCGCCACCATCGGTTGCACATCAACTGTGCCAACCGGGCTTACTCCGGTTGCATTGACGGCTTTAACCTGCACCAGTGTTACGGTCTGAATGCGTCCGATTAAATTAGTGATGATAAATTGTAACTGCGCGCCTTCATCAAGGGTTGCGCTGTGATCCAAGAGACCGAATTTATTTCGCAACTTTCACCTCCCCAATGTAGGTGGCACTGACTTCACAAAGCCATTTCCCATTTGGCATTTCGCTATCTAAATGATGACTTAAGCCATAAACAACCCATTGCGCATTAGCAAGCTCGATTACGCTGTTTCTAATTTCAATAATCCCATGAAACCGAATTGCCGGATCGTATAAACACTGAAATTTAATTCCACTTAAATCCAACACGGGATAACCGATAAGCCCGCTTTCAGGCGAAATAACCGGCACGGGAATATTTCTTCCAGCATCTTTGTTTTTTATTGCGACCTTGTTTGCCTCAATGGCTAAATCAATATCGGCCGCTTGGCAAAGTTTCTTAATTTGTTCAAGCCCAGTTTCACATAAATAAGGGTTAGATATTCTTTTATTGACGTCATTATTCTCAAATCCTATGCCCAGTTTCTGGCAAATTTGACCAATGAGTGAGGCAACATCAACCTCGCCATTTTCGCTCACCGTTGGTGCCGGGAAGATTTGATGTTCAACCGCTGTCGTGGCTTTAATGGTCAACATAACATCTGTACCGGAACCGAAATAAGGATAAGCAAATGAAATCATTCCCTCAAAAACAATAGAGTAGGCACCATTATTGAACGCTTCCAAACGCACAAAATTAAGCTTTGCTGCGTCAGTGTTCCATTTAATTCGTGCCACGCGATCCATGATTATTTTGCTTAACCCATAAATCATAATGGTTGCCGTTGGCGCCACATTTCCGCCGCCAACGTAAATTTGAGAGGAGACTCTAAGCCCTTCAATAATTACGGTGTTACTGCCTTTTTCATCAAATAGCTTTTGATTCGGTGCGCCAAGTAAAAACGTGACTCGCAGTTTTCGTTTGGTAAAACTACCATTTCGGATTATTTCCATAAATTCACCGCACTTTATTTCTCTAAATAAACAAGGATAAATCTGGCATTAAACCCTGTATAAACAGGATCATCATCCCCTTCTTTATCAATAAAGGCTAAGTTGCCTTTAATTGGTAAATAATCAACGCCGATAAGCGGAACGAGATTTAAACACAATCGATTGGCAACGATTAATCTATTGTCCACTTTAATTGTGGCATATAGCTTGCCGTTATTCCGCGTCACCAGTGAAAGGTGAATATCCTGCCGATCTATTTGGAATGACAGAGTTTGATTCGGCGTTTGTTGTAATGGAATTTTGTAGAGCATTTTTGCGCCTATGAATTTATTGAAATGATCTTAATACTTTGTCTTTTACTTTATTTAGAAAACCGAATATTCCATCTTCATTTATCATTTTTGCTGCTGATTTTTCATCAAAAGAAGGAGATGCTACGGTTGTTGATACACTTCCTGCGTCTTTATTTGGTGAAGCGGTGTCCGTTTTCGTTGTGGTGTATTGCACTTCCACTTCTCGGATTTCTTGCAAATGAATATTCGCTTTAATCATTCTTGCCCCATCACCTGCTTCCCGAGAGTAGTCATACCCCACGATATTGCAATTTGGGTAAATTGCCTCCGGCGTAATCACCATAAACAGATCCGTGCTATTTGCAAACGTATCAAGCAAGCCAAGAAACGCCCCCCGTTCCAACACACCACCGCTTGCCTTCGTCATAAGAACATCAACAGTATAAGGCTCTATCACTTTGTTATAGCTGGTGAAAGATCCGCGTTCTACCGGTGCATCTGAAACTTTTGATTTGTTGGTAAACTTCACCGATTTCACATTGTCGGCCAATAAAAGGGGAATGCCGTTTTGATCGAATATTCCCCAATAGTTACCAAAAAATTGATTAATTAATTGCGCACCACCGAATTTAATTGCGGCATCACCGATATTTTTCGGAATGCCCGGTACGCTTGGTACGCCTAACGAATTCCAAGACATATCACCACCACCGAATAGCCGTAATTAATTCTGGCAAATTCCAAATAAAAACAAACAAAATTGCTTCCATAAGAACTCCTAGAAATTTAAAAGTAAATCGTTTATCATTCATTCAAGTTTGTTCCTTCTTGTACGGAAAGTTGGAATAAAAAAGCCCTAAGTGTTAGCGCACTTGGGGCTTTGTTTTGTGTAATAAAAAAACCGCACTTTCTCAAAGATTGTGCGGTTATAAGTTCACGAAAAGATCTAACTGTTTAATTTGTAAAAGCTCACGCTCAAGGGCTTGCTTTTCTGATTTGCATTGCTGCAATAATTTTCCCCGTTCACCGGCACGTTGCGTGTATTCGGCTTTCTTTTGTTGCCACAATGCCAACTTGTTTTTAACTTCGTCACGGCGGGCGACACCTTCCGTCCAATAGTCCCACAACGCCAAGAAACATTCCTCTTGATAATTTTCTAAGCGTTCTTTTAAATCGGCACGCACTTTGTTTGGGTTAATGCTAAACAGCCAGCCATTTAATTTCTTGATTGGCATACAAAGCATTTGACGATTTTTACCGTCTGCGCCAACTGTTTCGATATGGAAACAGTTGAACTTTTTGCTATTCTCGTTCAATTTAATTGATTGAGTCCCCCAAGATAACCCAATTCCTTCCACAATCTCACGCATTGCTACATAAGCCACGCCGTTGTTGTCCACTAAAGTAACTTCTTTACCTAAAAATTCTGCGGTTAACGTTTGCATATCTTCTCCTGTTTTCTCCACAAAAAGGTGGCCTGTAAGAAGCAGTGAGTGGAGAAAGAAACACCGCTTGTCGCGTGTACATCGCTATCTTACAGGCAATAAAAAAGCCCGCATTAAGCGGACTTCAGTAAATTATTTAATGAAATAAGCCACCGCAAAAATAATTGCACTGATTCCCCAACAAGCTGCAATAATCAAGGCAGCATTTGCTAATTTGTTGCCGACTTTACCGGCATCTTTTTCTGACATTTTTCCACCTACCTTAACTTGATGTTTTAGTGTATACTTAATCACGATTGCTCCTTGATGTGTTTAGTGGATAAGGGGTAAAGAAAAACCCCGAAAGTTCGTACCTTTCGGGGTTTTGTTTTAGTTACGTTCAACCACGCCAAAAACCGCTTACAGTTGCCCGTAAGCGGTAAAGTGCGGTCTAAATTTTGTTGTGTTTTATAGAATGTCTAACTGAAATCCTGTTGCTTTAGGATTGTAGGCTCGAAGATATTTTAATACGCGCCAGTTATTGCCTTGCTCGCATTCAAATTGTTCCGTAATACGATTCAACACATTATGTGCCTGACGGAGAGTGCTGCGATATTCGTAAGCTATGTCATGAACCGGTGCGGCATAATGTGAACCAATTTGTTTTAATGCAGGGAGAAGATTTTGGCAAAGTTCCGTGCCACGCAATAAAGCGAACCACGCCCAAACAAGCTGTTGGAGTTCATGCTCGGTAAATTCAAAATTGAAACGATCATCTTTTTTCGGTTCAGTGATAAGCTCACCTTCAAGCACAATTCTATGCACATATTCAACCGCACTTTGTAATTTGTCGGCGGGAATGTCTTCAATGGTTTCGACGTTCATGTATTGATGAACAAGATTATAGGCATCGGAATAAATCAAGCCTTTCTTACTCACCAACATATTTACGGCATTGCGTAGGCCCGTGCGATCATCTACCGTGGTTTTACGTTCAGCCTTACCATTAAACCAATAATCATGTAACGCTTGGTAACACTCTTTTTTGTATTTGATTAATGTGTCACGGATTTCTGGGTTACAACGATTAATATCAATACCAAATAGCCAGCCGTTTAGGTATTGAATAGGAAGACATAGCATTTCACGATTTTTCTCATCTTCTGCAACTGTGGTTATGATAACCACAGTTGAACATAATACTTCATCTCTCACTATTCTTTGGCGTTGCGCGCGCCAGTCAATGCCGATATTTTCACAAATAGGCTTCATAGCAACATAGTGATTGCCATTTTGTTCAACGGTAATTAATGACTGATTGTTGAATGAAATTGTTTGGGTTGAGATTTGATTAGCCATTTCTGACTCCTTTGTTTTATTTTACGAAGATTTGACCTAATAGGGTCGCCAAGAGGTTCGTAAACCGAAACAAAGAACGGCCGGGATTATTCCCCTTTCGGGTATTTTATTCTCCGCCCTCTCGGCATAGATAAGATGTGGTTATGCGTAATGAATGTTTAATGGCAATAAAACAAACAAGGTTTCTGAATTTTACGCATAAAAAAACCGCTATGCTATCGAGTGCGGACTTCCGCTTTGTTTTAAGGTTACGAGCCTTGATTGAAAGTGTATTGATTTATCGAAAGACTGTCAATTAGATTTTAGAATCAATTCCAGCTTGTTTTAAAATGCCATTTGCTGTGTGGCGGTTGGTAATAGTATAAGCAACAGGGAAAGGTTTTTGAGTAATTGGGCTGTTCCAAATTTCATGGCTGCCCTTTCCCTGACGTAAGAATGTGCAACCATATTGCTTGAGTATTTTTATAAGTTGATCGTAATACCCACTGCCCATCGTTACATCTCCAAGCGTTGGAAATCTGCGTGGCTTTCAGTTTGGATAAAGGCAAGGCGGATATTATCGCTTTCACTGCCATAACCTTGTAACTCATGCATTTCAGGTGCAATTTCCCACACGCGTTGTTGCAATTCTTCATAAGTGCGACCTTCAGTGACAAGATGCAACTTATCGCACGTGCCAATCCACGCGGGGATGTTATCTTCTACATCGTACATCACTTCCACAACATAAGGCGGATTGATTCTATCCAAGCGTTTCTTCACTGACATGAGCGTATCCTCAATGGTTATGCCGAAATAATTATTGGCTTTTGATAAAGTTCCAATGTACCACGTTGTAAAGGTGCTAACTTGGAATGCAGCACTACGCAGGATTTCATGATCGACATCAATCAATTCACTATAAACATGAAGCAAATTACCAACAGCGTGAAAATGAATTGCCGCACCAATTTTAGATTCCCCAATCACCGCTGAAACCACATCGGATTTATCACCGATAATTTGTGTAATGCCTTTATTCATCAAATCTTCAACAATATAGCGATAATCTGAAGGGTAAAATTCATAGAAAATCTTCGTTAAATCTGATTTTGATACAAAGAGTTCACCGTCTTTAAGGGTAAACCGCAAAGGGAGTGTGCCGAAATTTGAGGTGAATACATTACACTTTTTATT